GGTGATTACAGCGAACACAACGACATGACACAACCAAACAACAACGAGAGTGTAGTATCACCAACATGATCAGACTTATTGCATCAGAAGTAACCATTGACGCTGCCGCCGGCGAAACAGGCCGCCGCGAAATTAGCGGTGTGGCTGTGCCCTACGGTGTTGCCGCCACTGTTGCCGATGGTACAAAAGTGATTTTTGCACAAGGCAGCTTGCCAGTTGATGGTAAAGCGCCACGCCTCTATATGAACCATGACTCGACTAATGCCATTGGCATTGTAAGCGAGCGCGTTGACACACCAGAGGGCATGATGTTTACGGCCAAGATTAGTAAAACACAGGCTGGCGATGAGGCTCTAATTCTTGCCCAAGATGGCGTTTTGGACTCAGTAAGTGTGGGCGTAAACCCGATTGACTTTACGACAGCAAAAGACGGCACAATTACCGTGCTTGAGGCTGAGTGGTTAGAGCTGTCGCTTGTGCCCGTACCAGCATTTGCCGGTGCGACCATCACAGAGATTGCTGCGAGTATCCCACAAGACGAGTCAGAAATAAGTATTATAGAAACAGAACCTACACAGGAGACAGAACCCATGAGCGAAGCAGTTGCAGTTCCAGAAGTAATCACCGCATCAGCACCAATTTTTGCACAGCCAAAAAAGAGCTTTGCGATGCCATCAGCCGCTGAGTATTTGGCGAGCATGCATCAGGGCGGAGACACATGGGTGCGCGTCAACCGTGCATTTAAGGAAAACTTGCTCGACAAGTCATCTGCATACAATTTTGCTTTAGCTCAAGACCTCACCACTGATACTGCAGGCTTGCTCGAACAAAGATTGTTGGGTCCTGTAATTCAGGATCTAAATTTTGTCAGACCAGTTGTTAACGCACTTGGCGTTACCGCAATGCCCGGTAGTTCTAAGACGTTTACTAAAACAAAGATCACACAACACACAACTACTGCCGTGCAAACTGAAGGTAGCCAAGTTGACTCAACAAAAATGACGTTGAGCGCCAACACAGTTACAAAATCTACGTTGGCTGGTGGCGTGTTCATTTCTCAACAAGACATTGACATGACCGCAATCCCAGCAATGCAAACGATCATCAACGACTTGATGGGTGAATGGATGATCAAGTCTGATGACGTTGCAGCAGATGCACTTGTGACAGCTGCAACAGCATCTGGCTCAACATGGACATTTGACCAAGACGATCCAACATCGTTGGTTAACGCACTGTATGACGCAGCGCGCGAAATGGCTGAGGACACAAACTATTTCCCAACTCACATCTATTGTGCACCGAACGTGTGGGAAAAATTAGGCCGTCAGCTTGACGTGTCATTGCGACCAATTTTTGGTTACGTTGGTGCTAACGGCAACATCAGCCAAAACGGTCTTGGCGGTACAACTGGTCTTAACTACAACAGCATTAACCCACTTGGACTTGAGGTTGTTGTGGATAACAACTTTGCATCTGGCACAATGATTGTGGCTCACACACCAACCGCCGGGCAAAACGGCAGTGCAACATCAGGGTTTATTTACTACGAGGATTTCAGAGGCATTATGTCGCTGGAAAATCCAACTTTGTTGGGCCGCGAAATGACCGCATACGGTTACATTGCAACTTTTGCTGCAATTCCAGTTTGCCTACAAGCAATCACCACCGCCTAATCAGGTAAGCGGCCTACCGCTATGGCAACCTATACCAGCGCCACTAAACAACTGATTGGTAACTATGCGTGCATCAGCACGTTAGAACCGTCAGAAATTGCGTTAGGCGAAAGCATTACGGTTACTGGTTTAGGCTCGCCGTTTTCTACAACAGCAAAAGTGTTGGCGCTACCTCAGTATGCGTTTACTGGTGTTGAGGCTGAGACAGGCGCATTTTTATACAACGAAAATCTGCCAAGACCTAACCAAATTATTTATGCGGCCACTGGTGCGGATGTCGAATATGTAATTACTTATGCCGGCACGATCACCTACACGCAAGTTTGCACATGGGTATCAGCGACAGATGTTGAGGATTGGCTAGGTATTGGCACAGCCACCGCCGCTGATGCCACGTTTCTTACATTGTGTGCGGCTGCATCGTCAGCATTTTGTTTTTTAAGGAGACAAGAGGCAGGCTACAAAGACTCATTAACGGTGTTGCCAAGTACCGCTGTAGGTTTGGGCACGCGAGCCTACGGCGGTTTCTTGTACCGTCAGCGTGGCTCAGTCACAGACTTTGCATCGTTTGATGGCATGGTCACTGGTGGCTCTAACGGTCTTAGCCCAATGATCAAACAGTTGCTAGGTGTCAACCGCGCACAGGTTGCCTAATGCCTACACCAGTTACTTACACCGATCTTTTTAACACCACGCTGGACAGCCTTGCAGCCACACTTGGCGCAATCACAGGCTTACAAGTCATCACTGACCCACGCAATATCTCACCGCCATGTGTCTTTATTGATGCACCATCGTTTACAGGTTTTAGTCGTGCCGTGTTCACGATGTCATATCCGGTGCGTTTGCTCACTCTTGGGCCGGGCAACTTAGACGCGCAGCGCAGCCTTATGAATTTGGCGGCTTTAGTGGTCAGCGCGCAGATTGGCGTAACCGATGGCAGGCCAACTATTGCTATCATCGGTGGCAGCGAGCTAGCAGCGTATGATCTAAACATCAATGTGCAGGCACAAAGTTAGGACACAGACATGGCATACGTAATTGCATCACCAAGACTTGGCACAGTAGGCGATACCTACGAGCCAGACGAGGGCATCAATGTTCAAGCGCTAATTGACGGTGGGTTTATTAAATCCACCAGTAAGAGCACAAAATCTGATAAACCTAGTAAAGAACCTAACGAGGAGAATTAACCAAAATGGCTTCATCCACTTACATGTCAAATCCGGTCATCACGATCAACTCGGTTGACCTCACCGATCAGTGCAATTCCGCTGTACTTACGAGAGTGATCGAAGCTCTTGAATCAACTTCTTTTGGAAAAACAAACAGATCATTTGTGGGCGGATTGGAAAATTCCACATTGACAGTTTCACTCATGAATAGTTTTGCGGCCAGTGAAACTTATGCGACACTTGCCGCATTGGTGGGCACAGCCACAACGATCACACTCAAACCAACCAGCGCTGCAACCAGCGCCACAAACCCAATCTCAACATTGACAGGTTGCTACCTAGAAACATTGCCAATTGTCAACGGCCAGCTCGGCGCTTTAGATGTGATCGATTTGGTATTCACTGGCGGAGCGTACACAGTCGCTACAAGTTAATTCTCGCCGGCAACGGCCCGACACGAAAGAGGCAAGATGCAATTAAAACTTAAAGCCACATTTACAGACGGCACAACAAACGAGGTTGTAACCAATCTCTCAACTGTTGTTGCATGGGAGCGCAAGTACAAGCGCAAAGCGTCAGACATGGCATCAGGTATTGGTGTTGAGGATTTGGCTTACTTGTGTTACGAGGCCACACGTGCATCTGGTACTACCGTGCCGGGCACGCTTGACCAGTTCATTACATCGCTGCAGTCAATTGATGTCTTGGAGACACAAGACCCAAAAGCAGGCACGGCTCAGTAAGGCGCGCGCTGGCAGAAATCGTTGTTGCCACCGGCTACTGGCCGTCAGAGATTACATTTGAGGCAGACGATATGAACACGGTGATTGAGATACTTAACAAGCAACGCGGCGGCCGCTAATGGCTGCCGCACCGTTTACATCTGTACGCATTGAAGGCATACAAGCCGCCCTGAAAGACCTCAACACGTTTGACCCTAAGTATCGGCGCGAGGTAACTAAACGCATTAAATCGGCTGGTGCAGACATCATCAATGACGCTCGATCAATGGTCGCACACTTTGACAACTCGCTAATGAACGGCGCACCATTGTCGGGTATGGCTCGCGGCAACCTCATTAAAGGTCGTGAGACGGCGTGGAAAACTGATCAAGTGCAAAAAGGGTTTAAGGTCAAAGTTGGCGTGCGCGCAAGCCGTGAACGCATTGTGACGTTTGCTCGATATACAGAGGGTGTCAAAACCCATGACCAGCAAATCAATTTCAATGCCAAGCCTTACCAGTTAATGGTTATACAACAAGCTGACGCTGCTGGTGCGATCTATGACCATGCCGGCCGTAACACAAACTCAACATTTGTGACCAACTTAAACGCTGAGGCAGGGCCAGAACCACGCGCCATTGACAAGGCCGTAGAACGTGGCCGTGAGCCAGTCACCAAAAAAGTGTACGAAGTAGTGCAAGATGTAGAGAAACAGATCAACAGAAACCTAAGGTTTACCTATGGCAATTAACATACCCATCGTCACGGCGTTTTCTGATGCTGGTATTAAGGCTGCTGAAAAAGCGTTTGGTAAGTTTGGCAAAACTGGTGTAGCGGTGGGCGCTGCGTTCGCTGCCGTTTCAACTGCCGTTGTTGCTGGTCTAGGTTTGTCTGTTAAAGCTGCCGCTGAGGATCAGCGCTCACAAGAGTTGCTAGAAAAACAGTTATACAACACTTTGGCAGCAAGCCAAAAAACGACTAAAGCCACAGAGGATTTTGTTGGCCAAATGGAATTGGCTAGCGGTGTAGCAGATGGCCAACTGAGGTCTGCGCTAGGCAATTTGGTGCGCTCTACAGGCGATCTAACGCTGTCGCAAGACTTGTTAACTTTGTCGTTGGACATTAGCGCGGCTACTGGAAAAGATTTAGAAACAGTCTCAATCGCTTTAAGCAAAGCCTCGATGGGTCAAACAACAGCATTGCAAAAACTTGGCATACCGTTAGATGAGGACATCAAAAAAACTAAAGACTTTAGCAAAATACAAGAGGCGTTAGATAAACAGTTTGGTGGCGCGTCAGCCGCAGCTGCCGATACGTTCAGTGGGCAACTCGCTCGACTAGGTACGGTTTGGGATAATTTAACCGAGTCAATCGGCTTTGCAGTCTTGAACAATGAGTACGTTAAAGACGCAATTAATAAGTTGCCAGACGCAGCAAGCAATGCAATAGCCGCAATTGGTGAAAAAGGTTTGACCGGCGCGCTTGGTGTGTTTCTTGACCAGATGGGCATTGTTGGCGCATACGCAAAACGGTTTGGTATTGCTGTTGCGCTTGCTT